GAGGGGTTTAAACTTTGACATGGAACCGAGTGCTATGAGAAGTCCAAGCGGAAATGCACCGAGCAATGTCACGAAGAACAATTTTAATGTCTGTATAAATCCTGTATTAAGAGCTCCAAGTACTACCGGGAGCTGTTCAAAAAACAAATCCATAATAATTTTTCTCTCTAAGTGATGGTAAAAATACTAATTATATCTTATCTATTACTTTGTAAGTGCAGCCTGTACCTTATATGTCTCAGCACACTTCTCCATTGAGCCGTCAGCCTTACTGTCTGCAAAGAACTTGTTGAGCTCAGCTACAAGATCTGAGTCCTTTCTGAAGCCAACGCCATACTCCTCACTGTTAAGACCTACAGTGTATGTGAGCTTGTCATAACCTGTTCCCTCGCCTACCATAGCTGCTGCCATGAGTGAATCTATGATAGCTGCATCTGATGTTCCTGCTGCAACCTCCATGAGAGCGTCTGCCTGTGCCTTTACCGCTGTATAGTTAAGTCCAAGCGCCTTGGCCTGATCCTCTCCTGCGCTTCCTGCCTCTACAGCAAATGTAAGCTCCTTGATGCTGTCTACTGTCTGATACTTGTCAGCCTTATCTTTTGGCACGATAACTACCTGAGCATTGTTGCAATATGCATCTGAACATGCCATTGAGCTTGTAACCTCATCTGTAAGTGTCATTCCATTCCATACACAGTCGATGGTCTTGCCGTCAAGCTCCATGATCTTGTTGTCCCAATCTATCTCTACGAACTCTGCCTTTACGCCAAGGCTCTCTGCAAATGCTGATGCCATATCTGCGTCAAATCCGATCCAGTTGCCTGACTCATCCTTGTAATCCATAGGTGCGAAGTCTGTAACTCCGACAACCAGAGTTCCCTTATCCTTAACATACTCCATATCACTCTTTGATCCGCTATCAGATCCGCCACATCCAACCAGTGAAAGTCCCATTGCTGCCACTAAGAGCAGTGATAATAACTTTTTCATACTTTTTTCCTCCTGAAATATACTTAAATATACTTGGCAGATGCATGAAACACACTACACCGGGCATCTGCATGATGTACAGCCCTATTAGGGCATAACACGGTAACATAGTAACAGTTTATCATGGTAAAGTCAAACCTAAGATTATGGAAACACCTGTAAATGTATTATGTAATAATAATAACCACAGAAGGTCTTACTCTTCTGTGATCATGATGCTCACCATCTGGTATTATTTTACATACGCTCTGTCAATATGTATCACACAATAGTAATTTTTATTGTACTCACTAACTTTTTCCTTGATATAGGATATTATCTGTTCTTCTGACATTTGATATCCATGTGGCAAAACCACATCAAAAATCAGATTGGAATGTGTTGGACCTTTCACCATTCTAAAATCATGGAACTGAATTTTATCACTTTCGTTATTATCTTTATTAAGTGATCCTACTATTTCAGCAATCTTTTCCCTTGCTTCATTTGTTTCCTCATCGTCATCCACTATCGGATCCATGTGGATGACTGGTTCACAATTTAATTTTTCTCTGAGAGAGAATTCTATCTGATCGATCAGATCATGCAGTTCGAGAATATCTTCCTTATAAGGAACTTCTGCATGCAGGCTGACCATAAGCCTGCCAGGCCCATAATCATGGACCACAAGATCATGAATACCAAGGATCCTTCTGTCGCACCTTACGATCCTCTCTATCTCGTCCACAAGCTCTGGCTCCGGTGCCTGACCAAGCAATGGACTGACTGTATCCTTCATTGCAGTGATACCCGCTACGAGGATCATCACGCCCACCAGGAGGCCACAATACCCATCTATAGGTATCTTCCAGAAATGAGCAGCAAGTGCAGATGCGAGAACGACGATTGTGGAAAATGTATCTGATAAGCTGTCTTTCGCCGTTGCCATCATGGTTGCACTTTCTATCTTCCTGCCGATACTCCTGTTGTAGAAATACATATATATCTTTACTCCAATTGAAACAACGAGTATAACGGCAACCAGAATGCTGAACTTTGGAAGTTCCGGATGCAGGATCTTTCCAATCGAATCTTTAATAAGCTCGTAGGCCATCAATATGATCATGACTGCTACAAATAAGCCTGATATATACTCTATTCTTCCATGTCCAAACGGGTGATCCGGATCCGGTTTTCTACCAGATAGCTTAAACCCTATCATAGATATAAACGAGCTTCCTGCATCTGATAAATTATTGAACGCATCAGCCGTGATCGAGATAGCCCCAGAAATTAATCCAGCAAAAAATTTTCCCAAAAACAATAATACATTCAAAAATATACCAACAGCTCCGCAAAGGACTCCATATTTTTCCCTCACCTTGCTATCCTTATAATTATCTGACCTGATCCATAGCTTTGACAATAATGTCACCATATCTTTTGTTCCTCCTAATGTACATGTCAAAAGTTGTGAAAAAAAGAACCCACAAAAGTGTTGGACTTCTGCGGGTTCTTGATATATCTGAAATGATATATAATTATCTCTTTGATAATTTCCGACCACGATTTTAAGCCATTTTTACAGCTTTTGTTTCTAGTAGATTACTACTATTTTTTATCTTGCGTACTCTCGAAACGCTTTTTCATTTTGTACGCATTTCTTCCTTATTATATAAGTATGATAAATATGATTGTTTTATAGACGCAAAAAAGGTTTACTTTCAGTAAACCTTTTTTCGTTCCAAAATGTAACTATTAAATTATTGCATATAAAATATATCAGTTTTACATTCCACAATGTAACTATGAGTTTATATTACTATAACAAAAATATAGTGTCAAGGATCTTTTATTTTCCTCCTAAAATACTGCTCTAATCCGGGTGATATTCTATGATTTTCTCAACAGGTAAACCTGTCAACCTGCAGATCGTATTAATAGTATCTAAAGTTACAGTCTTGCCTTCCCTTATGTTTTGTAATGTGTACTCAGAAATTAGTTTTTCTCTCCTGATACGAGTGGTATTATATCCCGCATCTGACAGTTTTTTTAAAATATCTAAATAAATTATCATATCTCACCTTTTCCCAACACTCAGTCAATATCATCTACATCGTAATGCTCCATAGCCCTCAACTCTTCTATGTTGCTTCCAAGGGAAATAAGAGCATAATTAAGTTCCTTTTCATCTATCTTATCAAATGGGTGTAAGAGAATATTTTCATCATTTTTCACTCCATTTTTCCTAACAATATCTTTTGCAGCGTCATATAATACTTTTGCACGAGTCTGCATAATCATGGGTTCTTCACCCGTAGTCTGGCCTAGATAATCTAATTCAATATTCTTCCAGTTCATATCTTCAGGAATCTCAGATGTAATATACACATGTTCAGTGTATTCATCAGGTAAATTACCATAAGTTATATAAGCATATTTGCGTTTTCCATCATAGATATATCTATACACTATATCATCCACAAAAGGTAAAGCAACGTAATCAATCCCTTTCTGTTTCAGTGTGTCCTCAAAACTATTTTCAGTTGTCTGCCTCAAAATAGTGACACCATAATGCTCAAATTCAGTATAATATTTTTTCGTTTCTCCTAAGTTTGATCTTGTACTCATCATATTTCCTCCATTTTTTTATATTCTATAATCCATTCTGGATATTTCTCATGTTTACTGCCCACATCTCATCCCATTCACAAGATTCTTTTTCATATTTTTTTATCTCGCTGGCAATATTGTCTGCTATATTTATTTTTACATCATTTACATATATTGAGTAGTTTCCAGTCTTTCCATATATTTTATGATTCCATTTTCCTATTATGATTTCCGGCTTTTGAGGTTTCATTTTCTCTAGTCTAATTCTCATTTTCTCCCACTTTTCATGTCTTTTTATGGCATACTCTAAATGCTCTTTCATAAATTTTTCTAAGTTATCTTTGGTTATTTCAGGATCTTTTGTATATACAGAACCAATTTCTGCCAGCTTGCTACATTCTTCCAATATTGCAGCCTGGGAAATTTTTTTAGACCATTTGTTGCCGTCCCATTTGTATCCCATAGATTTTAAATTATCCTTTACTGACTTTGTATCATCCCCTTTAATACATATACTTAAAATAGGATCCTCATTTTCCCATTCACAATATGGCAAATATTCTAGCTGAGGCTGTATATCTAATTCTCCAGAATTGCGCCTTTCCTCAGCTTCCTTTTCTTTTTTTAATCTTTCCTGCTCTCGTCTTTCTGCGTAGCACTTTTGACACAATCCACAAGACTCATAATATTTGATTTTCCTCTCTCTCTCTGACATCTTCCCAGTTATATTAACAATATCCTTGTGTCCACATGCCATTTCTATTGTATACTGCATATCGTTCTCTCCCTTCGTTTTTATTTTATATCTGTATTTTACACTGTTTGCCGTGTATTGTCAATTAGTATTTTCAATTAATTTAAAAAAAGCTCATCACATTTCTGTGATGAGCTTTAGACCTTCTTTTGTTTATTATTTGTATTTTACATCATGATTTCATTAACCCTTTGCTGGATCTTATCAGGATTATAACCTGCTGCCTTAAGCTTTTTAGAACGTTCAGGTTCATTGCCGTATTTTCCGCTTATTACCTCATGTGCAACCGCGTTGATGATCTTATCCTCACTAAGCTGTGAGGCCTGAACAAGCTTGTTGACTCTCGCCTGCACCTTGTTATAGTCATAGCCTGCCGCCTTGAGTCTGTTCTTCCTGTCGTCACCCTTGCCCCATTTGTCAGCTAATACTTCTCTAGCTATAGCATTCACAGACTTCTTCGCTGATGTGGTAGCGGCCTTAACTCTGTTAGCAAGATTTCTCCAAGCAGATGCAGTTAAATAGCACTTGTTGAGGTCTAATTCTCCGTTATAGCCTGCAAGTCTGCCATGTGATGTATACTGTCTCATAGTGCAAGTATATGCGCCCTCGTTCCAAGGGTGTGTCTGATAGCCTGTAGTGTTGTTGTCCTCATACTGAGCAACCCACAGTCTATATCCTGCCTTTTTAACTGCTTCCATTGCTGATTTCTGAACGTAAATAACAGGTCGTACTCCTGTTTTACTTTTAACATAACTGCACCACTTTGAGCACCATTCAAGATCAATCTGTCCAAACCGAGGGTTATTCCTGCTCTCCCAATCAAGTACAAGAACGGCTTTGCCGATATATTTCTTGACGGTAGTCAAAAAGTGGTCGGCTTCTGTCTTATAATCTCCGCCGTTGGCATAATGATACACACCTAACAGCTTTTTCTTGCCTTGTACTGTGGCGGCGTGACTGTCAAGATATCTGTTTGTGTAGTCCGTGCCCTCTGTCGCCTTAATTATACAAAAGTCAAACGGCACTTTAGCAAGGTTGATACCTGCATCACCCTGCCAGGCACTGATGTCTATACCATTCATATTATTCGCCGCCTTTCTCTTCTTCTGATTTTTTCTGTAATATATCTATCGCTCTAACCAATACAGGGGGCATACTGATTCCCATGAGCCCAGCGTTTTCAACAAGTGATATCAATTCATTCGCTAAGAATGCGATAATTACAGCATCACGTATGTAACTTGTGCTTCCTATCACGAGGTCAAGTCTGTGAGCCACAAGTACAAATACCAATGTTGTGCATTTACGACAAAGTCCCTTCCAGCATGTTTTACTTTCAAGGCTTCCTGTGTCTGTCTTTTTACTCTTGTGAAACACCCCTGCAACAATAAGGCCTGTTACATAATCAAACCCCATAAATATTAAAAGAGATACCAGACCGGCATCCCATCCACCAAATGCAGTTGCTATTGCTCCACCAACAACTCCTACTAATGTACATATTGTATTTTTCATATTGTTCCTCCTATGATGTGATTCCCTGTGATGCAGGGCCTATGCATATAATCACCATTTCTATAGAACCCTGCGATGTCGCTGAATTTAATCCATTAACCGTAAATGTACATGTTCCATCCTCATCAAGCGTATATGAATAGCTTAAAAATTCACACAACTTAGATAGAGTTTTAACTACTCCGAACACACCATTAGTGCCTGTTGGTGCATTGAACGTAAAAATGTCTGTATCTCCAACAGTGACACCTCCACCACTTTCGGTGAATTTAAAAGTATGTCTCTGTGTTCCAAGTATGACTCTACCAGTAGCAGCTATTTTGGCGGCTTCGGTTGCTGACGTTTTTGCATCATTAGCCTTTACCAATGCCGCATCAGCTGATTCTTGAGCATTTTGAGCTGCTTTTCTTGCGTCATCCGCAGAAGCCTGTGCTCCTGCTGCTGCTCCTGCTGCGTCACTTGCAGTTCCGGACACGGAGTTAATCGCTCTATATAAATCCTCACGAGTGCTTTCAACTTCATTAGATAACGCATCACTTGCTACTGTAAGGAGTTTTATTGACGCAAGACACTTTGCAACTAACGTTGGCTCTCCAACATTTATTCCGTCTATTTTGACTGTATATAGCGGTAATTCTGCCTCTAATGCACCTGTGTACAGATCTCCTGTTATATGCGCCGGGGCCTCAGGAGTTCCATTCACTGGTGTGCCTCTCACTACCTTAAGCGACATGTCTTCTATACCATTTTCTGACATTGTATATCTTGCAACTACAAGATCAATCCTCTTATACCCTGCTGTTCCTGAGGATATGCGTAGATCCTCATAGTTACCCGGTAATATCCTTGCATGGCATCCCTGGAACATTATTTCACACGGCATTATTCTTATAGTATTTGCATCTATCATTTTTGCTTCTGGTGTTACACCGATAAATCCATCATTTCCAAACACAGCATTATTAAGTGCCCTATCATCAGCACTTGCCACATGCTGTGTTCCCGTTCTTCCTGTTATTATCTTCATGTTTTTACCTCTTCTACGAATATTCCACAGATATATTCCTATCATCTATCTTTGCAATGATATTAGTTATCTGTTTTTTTACAGTTACTCCCGTTATTTGTTCCGTACCACCGGTAATATCGCCTATTTTCATTGATATATCAGGCATTGACATATCCATGCTATCAGCATTAAGCTCCATTAGTCTATTTACTCCTCCAGATCTCAATTCTTCAAGATCTGAGGCTGAACCGTAATCATATATAGCTACACGCTCATTTAACCCTTTATATACTTGCTTGTCCGTTACATTCCCCTGTTTGTCTACATATAAATGTAGAACTTGTCTGTCTTTCAAATCACCTTGCCCAAGACAGATAAGATGATTATAACGATTGCATACTTTAGTGACATTAAAGTTTATCGAAGGCTTAACACAGTCTTTAATATTTGTGTGATCTGTTAGTGTGTCATAGGTCATAGATATGAATCCATCCTTAATGACTAATCTGAGTATTTTGTTCTTAGCTGCAAGCAATGCACATATTGCATCGTACAGGTTAGTGTACCGACTAAACTGATACGATGATATATTCAAGCTCTTTCCGCTCATTTTATATATGTAGCTTAATCCGTAATCTGATAAAAGCGTGTTTATAATCGATACTATATCCCCAGATACAATCTTATAATCCTCGCCTTGCGGTGGCTCAACAATTTTGTCACAGAGAATTCCTCTAATATTCCGACCAGTATATCTAATCTCCCTGTCCGCAGTAACAACTCCAACATTATCAACTATGCCACCGTATTCAGTATCATTGATATACCACCAAGAGCCGCCCTGTAAAATATTGTTGTCCTGAGCTACTATAATCTCAAAATCCTTATCGTTTGCAACATCAACATCAAGGCTGAAATTGTGTAAGTATCCTTGTTCAATCCTATCTGAATTCGTATACACAACCTTTATATCCATGCCGGTTCACCTCTTTCATGAATTATAGTAAAATATAAATCAATATCACTGTTCCATGCCACGATGTGGCGTCCTGGGGATAACGGCATAAAAATATTAGATTCTTTATTCCGATACATGAACATATTCTGTATTTTTCCATCACTATCAATTAGGCTTATAGTGCTCTCCTTAGTATCTATTATAAGTTGTTCGTCTGAGTCTATCATGCAGTTAACATTATACAAATGTCCGTCTATATACACAGCTGGGCAGATTGCAGAACCACATATTTTCAATGTGAAATCGCAATCACATATATCTTCAACATTTAAACTTGCTACATGGATTCCAAGAAGAGAATAATCATAATCATACCCGTATTCGTATCCCTTCCCATCTACGTTGAAACTATCATCATGCATAAAAATAAATGACTCTTTCTTAATCCACTTGCTTCTATCTGCAACTACTTTGAGGGATATGTTAATTGTTGTACCGGTATCAAGATAATTGCTCTTGGCGGAGCTATACACATAGCATTCAAGATAGTAATCACCTATATAGAGCTTTCCTTTCTGTTCTGCTATGATGTCTTTTTCACAGACTTCATACAGTCTATTCTTAAGATCGATACACTTCTTCTTACTTTCTGCCGATATAACAACAGGGATGGTCTTTGGGACCACCCCTTTCCTGAAGTTCTCAGCACGGCTCCTGTCACTGTCATATGTCCATTCGTAATCTCTGAGGTCATTAGAATTGGCAAATAATCCCTTCTTGCCAAACTCTATAACTTCACCGAGATGATTCACATATCTAAGCTGTTCAAGCATTCGCCTTCACCATCCTTCCAAACTCCCTGCCGTCTATCTTTATTCTTACCCCATCAGTCAAAGCTTTCACTATCAGGTCATACAGATTATCATCTATATGTTTAATGATCTCTAATATCTTATACAGTACATTCAAACACTCTGAGTCACCTCCCACAGATGTTCCACCTGTTATATCTGCCATATCCTCCGCAACTTTCCTGATCCAGCCGGTATTCTTCTCAAGCGGCACAACAGCCTCAGCTCCATTACCTTCAAGTATACCGACCTGACCACGCTTAAGCACACCACCTTCAGCAAGCTGTGGAGCATCAAGCTCATCAATCCTTGATATAGATACCTTAGGAATCTTGTTAAGAACTGATATAGCTGAATTGATTGCTCTGATGAAACTATTGATTATGCCTGTAGCCTTGCTTAGTATCGCATTGACCGCTGATGTCACAGCACCAGATAATCCGTCTGCTATTGCTGTTCCGACCTTGCTAAATATGTTCTTGATCTTCTGCCAGGTGGAGCTAAAGAAATTCACCATCGGTGAAAATGCATTCTTTATACCAGCCCAAGCCTTACCAAATATATCACTGAACCATGTGCCTACAGCAGAGAATGTACCCTTAATACTTGACCATATTCCACTAAAGAACTCAGGTGCAGCGTTCCACGCTTTCTTGATTCCCCGCCATGCAGCAGTAAATGATTCTTTACAGTTATTGATCATTGTAACTATCAACTTGATGGCAGCTTTAAGCGTCCCTGAAAGCATCTTACAATACCATTCAAGGATTGGTTTCAGCACATTTAGATAATCTTCCATCAGCATCGAAAGTAATTCCACCAGTGGTGGTAATATCATATTGATAAGATCTGTCAGTGGCGTGACTACCTGCATTACCAAGTCGATAATCGGTGTCAACATATCCAAAAACGGCTGTAACAATTCAAGTATAGGCTGCAAAATAGCCATCAAAACAGGCAGTAAAGACTGAATAATCTGAGTCACCGGCGGCAGGAGCATATTTATCAGGTTTGTAAGCGGCGGCAAGATCGTCTGAATGATCTGCATCATCGGTGGTAAAAGTAAATCAAGCAATGTTGACAATGTTGTCAGTACTGGTCCCACCAACTGCAGAATCGATGGTAAAATCGATGTCAGGGTGCTAAAAATAGAATTTAGAGCGGTTGATATCGACTGCCCCAGTTCTCCACCTATACCCGGCAACAAGGTTTCAAGTATGCCAGGAAGGTTATTCACCAATTCGGACAGCAACGATGTTGCGCCCTGTATAAGTGATGGCAGTATCTGTTCTATAAGTGGCGGTATATATGGTGCCAATTTCTGTGCAAGACTTGATATACCTGTAACTATCCTTGGCAGTGTGTCTGCTATTCGTGGTACAAGGTTATCAGCTACAGCCATCACAGAATCAACAAGGTTATTCATCAGCACTCCCATATCCTGAGATGGGTCAGCCATACCAATGAGCAGATTAGCCCATGTGGACTTCATCATGCCGATAGATCCCTGTATTGTAGTGGCTGCCTCTTTTGCGGTTGTGCCGGTTATCCCCATATCGGTCTGTACAACATGAATAGCCTCAATCATCTTATCAAACGATACACTATTGACATTATCTGCTGTAACAGTCATGGTGTCACCAAGTACACCTGAGTCATTGATAAGCCTTGCCATCTCGGATGCAGTACCACCATAGCCAAGCTTGAGGTTATCTAACATCGTGTAGTTTTGCTTAGCAAATCCCTGATATGCATTCTGTATAGACGCCATATCAGTGCCCATCTTGTTGGCATTATCCGACATATCTGTTATGGCCAGATTGGCAGTTTCAGCCGCCTTTTCTGTGTCACCGCCCAATCCCTGGAGCAATGACGCTGAAAAGCTCGTTACAGTATCCATGTACTCGTTCGCTGACAGCCCCGCCGTCTTATATGCATTATTTGCATACTCAACAACCTTATCTGAGCTGCCCTTGAACAGCGTCTCAACACCACCGACAAGCTGCTCGTAGTCCGAATACTCGCTTACAGCCTTAGCAGTAATGCCAGCTATTCCAGTAGCTACAGCCGTTGTTGCAATAACAGCTACCTTTGCTGCCTTGAGTGCAAACTTACCTATATTTCCGAACACAGAGCCCATCTTGCTACTTGTCTTTTCAGCCTTATCGCCAGTCTCTTCGATTTTCTTGTTTGCTTCCTCATTCGATACTGCGATTCTTCCCAGTATCTTAAATACTTCCAAAAGGGTCTACCCCCTTTCCTCGATAATAAAAAAATAGAGACACACGTTCTGTGTGTCCCTATGGTTCAAAATTCTCTATGATTGACATAGAATCCTTTATGGTTGCTTCAAGCTCGTCTCTGCTTTCAAATGCCCCTGATCTGACCGGCTGTGAATTGCCACCTGATGTGCCATACAGCCTTGCCTTGAAGTCATTGAATGATATATTTTCCCAGCATTTGTGAATGTACATATCCCAGAGCTTGTCATCATCATCCAGACGCACGAATGTGCATACAAACTCATCAAAGCTCTGATTGTCTATCATCGTATCAAGCAGAGTGTACGGATCCGCATATCTGCGAAATATCAGATCCATGAACTTGAGATAGCCTACTGTCTCTTCTTGAACAAGTTTGAAACAACCCAGATAAAATCCGCAAAACCTGGAAGAGTGACCGCATCATATAACATCTGTGTGAACACAGAGAGGTCAAGATCTGCTACCTCATCCACTGTCATTCCTGACAGGTGTGACAGGCAGACAAATACCTCACGCTGGCAGTCTGACAGCTTAGCCAGTATCACATCTACAAGCTCAAACGCAAGCCCAATACCCACATTCTCAAGGAACTTCGATGTGTCCTCATCATCCTCGCCATCACCAGCAAGCTTCTCACGTTCCTTCGCAATGAGCTCTTTGAACCCATTGCCACTGAATGAATCTTTTAAGTCTTTCACTCCAAGCTTGCTGAACAGTTTTAAAAATGCAGCTATATCTGTAGCCTTTGGATTTCTAAGTGTATATGGTTTGATCTCCTGCACATCTTCTGTTGCCTCGGCATCTTCTACTACTTCGGTATTCTCTACTACATCTTTATTCTTTTTTTTCTCGGTTGTTCCCATGATTATCTCTCCTTTTCTATTTTTCTATGTCAATTATTCTGTTACTTCCGTACTGGAATCTATAGACTGCTGAACCTGCTCCGTTGTCGTACCAGTAGGCAGATAGATGTGGTATGGCAGTGTATCAGCTGCCGGTGACAGATCCGCATAGCACTCCATAGTCAGCGCAAATGTGCCATTCTCCTTGTTCTTGCCCTCTATCTCAAGGCCTGATGTACAGAGCGCATTGTCAAAGATCACGATAACAGGACGACCATCTAAGAATCTTCCAATATATCCAAAGTTCTCAATATAATCATCCTTTTCAATTCTTGCCTTGGATTCGATCACATCGTACCCTTCCGCTGTTGATGTGCCATTCTGTCCGATAATAGCCATCTTGATCGTCTCAGGCGACAACTCCACCATGTTAGTATCCATCTGTGCTGTCTCGCCTATCTTAACTGCCAACTCCTTAACCTTAACTGATGCACCATCGACATCTATATCCTTGAGCTCAGGCTTGATTGACAGCTTTGTACCGCCGGATGTTGCACCGATCAAAGACTCAGCAAAGTTCCATGTCTTTTTTGATGCGTCATACCTGAGCCCTTTGTGAATCGTTCCGGCACCAAACACAATGTTCTTCGGTGTCTTGTCTGTGATACCGGATGACTTAAACTCTTCAAAAGTTAATGTATCTGCCATGATATAATCACCTTCCATTCTTATATTCTTTAATAGTCAAATTGATCTGTATACGTTTGAGGTCTGCATCCCCTGTTTGCACTGGTGACGCATTCCCATAAAAAACGGCAACCCCCGCACCACTTGCAAGGATTGCCGTTCGTTCAATATTCTGTTCTATCTTCTGCTTGTACTTCTCCAGGCTGAGCCAAGAGCCTCTTGTGAAGCCGTCTAGGATGAATGTTATTTCCTGACATCCATCTTCCTCAGGAGTATCCCCCTCGGAGTATTCACCAACAAAATATGCCTCCGGCGGGTCATCCTGCCACTCCATGAATGCATATGGAATCTCAAGCTCATCTTTGAGTACACTGTTGATATATGATAATGTCTCTGTCGTCATGCCATCACCGCCTTACTCTCTGAATGTCTGATTGAGAATAGAGCCAAGTCGCTTGATAATCTTGCTCTTGGTCTTGTCAAAGGCTTTCTGTAAAGGTCTGAGAGGCTTTTTACCATGAGTTGTGTGCCAGTTGCCACGCTCATCCTTATAGACCCATGGGGTTTTGCGTCCATTATCTTTCAGTGCGTATTCACCTGTTCCATACTCTTCCCAGATAGCATTCTCAAGAGGATTGCCAATAACAGCCTCGCCCTTATCTTCATCAACATGATGAGTCCATGCCCCTTTGGTCTGTCCTGTGTCTACTCTCGTCTGTGCTCTCTTAGTCTGTGCCTCTACCTCTCCGGCTGCCTCGTACAAGAATGCAATAACAGCATCATCCAGAGCCGCCTCAACCTTTATTCTGTTGTCTGTAAACTCCACACCCATTACTGCCCTCCTGTATACTTCAGATATATCTCAAGCTGCTCATGCATCCCCATCGGATCATCTATCAGCATAATGTCATATACCTGACCATCAATCACCATGCGGCTGTTCTCGGTCTTGATCCTGTCACTGAGCTGCTTATAATCAGCCACGAACATATGCGTGGATTCCTGCACCTTCGCATTGTATGTTGTGTACTTACTGTCACCGCCTGAGAGATCAAGCCATCCAATCAAGGTATCCTCTGACGCCCATGTAACTTCCTGTTCACCTATCTCGTTTCTGGTTATGCTCTTGATCTGTATATCAGCAACTGCATTTCCGCCTATTCCTCTCATATTCAAAACCTCGCTTTCATATATGGCCTTAGAAAGCCAAGAAGCGACTTTGGATATCCCATGAGGGAATTGTCGCCGTCCATGTTGAAATAGGTCACAGAGTGCCTGCTGATGGTCTCAGACTGTACACCAACCTTGTCCCTGTTGTTCAGATCCCATGAAAGCATATTTGCTACTCCCAGCTTGATATCCATCGGATATACTACCTTTGTCACCATGGCGACCGATTCGCTTACAAGCTCCTCATTCACTTCTATATGTCCATTGTCCATATCTACAGCCTTGATGGTGTATAAGCCATCGTTATAGTGTGATTCTGACACCTGTATAGTGTCGCCAACCTTGAACAGCTCAGATGCATACTGAAAGCCTGTCACAGCGTCCACAGGAGCTACAAACCGCCTGTTCCGATCCTGGAAGTTGTTGTTTGTATATTTTCGGATCAGGAGCTCAAGTGCCTGAAGCTTAGCCTCAAGCACTGAATCTTTCTCCTCGGTGTCTACATACTTTTTCAACTCTTCGACAGTCATGATCATATGACCACCGCCTTACTTCTTAGGGATAACAGTATACCCATCATGCTCCGTGAACCAATCTGCCATACGCTTTGATGTGATCTCTGCCTTTCCGTTTGCGAACTGGACACCACCGGCGCCAATTCCACAGTAAGCAGTGCTATTATTAACAGATACTACCCAGCCTGTAGGCTCACTCTCTGTCTTTGACTCTACTACAGGCTCAACAACTTCATTTGCCTGATCTGCTGTCTTCGTTTCCTTTGTTGCCATATTCAATCACCCATCCTTCCTTATGCAATCTTGATATTTCTGAGTACACCTGCATGCTGTGTATTCTTGAGGACTGTAGCTGCGATCATCTCAACCTCGGCATCCTTGACTGTACCAGGCTCGTTGAAGTTTGGAAGATACTGATCGATTACAGAACCACCATTCAGGCTGATTCCGTGAAATCCATCGTTTACGTCAAACTTGACTGCATAGACGTCTGTAAGACCTGTTGTTGCCGAGCTCTCCTTTGCGATGGTTCTTGAAAGTCCCTTCTTGACTACGTGACCAGCAGTTGCAGCACCGCTGCTTACAGTGTAATAGTCCTGCATATCAACAAGCTTGACACCATCAATAGTAGTGACACGCTTTCCAAATGCTTCCTCACTCTCTGTCTTGTATCCAAGGATACGAGCCACTGTCTGAATCTTGGTAATCATCTCTGTGTTAGTGAGCACCGCATCAGCATCTGTGGTCTTGACAAGAAGGCTCAGTGCCTCATAGAACTCATCAGCATTAGACTTGATTGCTGTGATAGATGACAGATCAATAGCCTTGTCTGTACCGTATTCTGTCGTTGTTCCCGCAAGCATGGAATCAAGTCCCTGGAACTCAGGGTGATCAGTTGATGCTGTTGTAGTTGCATCACCATTGATCAGTGTATAGTGGAAGAGGTTCACCACTGCCTTGATATGCTCCTCTATCTGATATGCCATATTGTCAAAGTTGCCGGATACTCTGTTGAGCACTCTGTCCATCTGAACAGCTCCGCCCATGATTGCAAGATTAGCCTCACACTCCTGCTTTGTAGCTGCTGATGCAGTATAAGAACCGCCTATCTTTCTAAACTCCGCTGTAGCTGGAAGTACCTTTCTGAGATACTTGTACTTCATTGTTGAGCCACCACCGGATGCTGATACACAGTCATCAAATGTGAGCATCTGAAGTATTGTTGACTGTCTGAGGAAGATATCCACGATCTGTGAGAATACCTTATCACTCATACCCTTCTTGATTTCCTCTAATGTCATTGCCATAGTTTTCACCATTCCTTTCTACTTATTACTGGGTATTGTTCCCTTCATATTTCTGTCTCAATGCCTCTGCCAGGTCCTTAGGTTCTGCATTCGTATTGCCCTGATTCCCATCTGGCAGCTTATTCTCTATGATGTTCCTCTTGCCATCATCTGAGCCGGATGAAGCTGTAAACTGAGCCGGGAACTGTGTCTTTAAGTCTGTGAGCATGCTGTCCCAGCCTTTGATATGGCCTTCATCATCAAGCTTCAGTTCCTCATTCTTCTCCTTGAGGGCTGTCTTGATCTTATAGGTCATGTAGTCAGTATCAACCGCATGAGCCTCAAGCAGAGCCACCTTGATAGCTGAATTGACCTTAGTCTCCTCAAGCTCTTTCTGAAGCCTTGCATTCTCTGTCTCATAAGTTGATATCTTCTGCTGCATGCCCTCATCACCCTTAGAAGCTTTCTTAAGCTCCTCAATGAGCTTATTTGCATTGCCAATCTCCGTGTCTTTGCCGGTGATCAGTCCGTTGAGCTTCTCAAGTTCTGAATCATACTTCTCCTTGCTGACGTACTTGCCCTCGGACAGATCCGTGTATCTTACATGCTTGAGCTTATCTGTCTCTGTGCTGTTCTTCTCGTCAATCTTCGCCTGTACCTGCTTATACAGGTCATCTCCTAACAGTTCCTTTAATTCCATTGTTCCATCCTTTCTTGGCTTTAATCGTAGCCACACATGGCAGTTATCACTCTTGCCGGAGTTATTCTTTATCGGTCACAGTTTTACTGCCTTGAGCCGATTTTGGGCATAAAAAAAGACCATGTTTTTACCATGATCTAAATTAGCTACTATTTTATGCATTAAAAAAGCACCCAGCCAAAGCTGAATGCTTAATATAAAATATCGTCCAACGATAAGTATCCCATGTCATACACATCTTTGTTGTTGCTTATGCACTCGTCAACCATAACTATGATCTCTTCTTCAGACATGCATTCTGCCAGTGGTATAGTTGGGAAATCATCATCAAATTTCTTTTTATAATTTTCATATGCTTTTATCAGTTTTTCTGACATTATTTTACCTCCCTTAAAATATCAAGCATTGCCCTATAGCTATTAGGCAAATATTTCTTTACATACTCAAGTTCTGCACCGCCATTTATCTCTGCGCTCATTATGTTCGCCCACATTTCAGATGCTGATTCATACACCCTACATTCTGTCGCTACTTTCTTGAGGTTGCTTGCATCAATACCGAGCTCTTTATATGCACTCTGCAGTCCTCTGTGTTCGTTGAGCATCTTCACCGAATGATACTTACGATTATAATACTTGTCACCATGTCCCCAGCAAATACGATGTCCAAGGAGTCCATCAATTGCATCCTGAACCCCACTGCTTGCATCATGATCCCTGAGATCCTTTTCTACATTTTCTGTCAGTATTGACTTCAAGAATTGCCTATCTTTTCTTACTGCGCTAAGAAATTCATCGGAAGAGCTCGCCACTTTTTCAAATCTGTTCATCTGATATTTTGTCTTGCTATGAATTGTCTCTACTTCTTTGAAGTGGATTCCTTCGTATTCTGCTTTAGTATCGAAATAATGACCATATTCATGTGCCAGCGTACTAAATTTACTTTTTCCGTTATCTATGAGACCCTGTCGTGGATATGAAAATACTAAGCTATTATCAGCTGGCCTATAGTAGCCTGATGTACCTACTTTTATACCTGAAATACCATCGGCATAATTAGCGTATAACTTTTGTATATCTGAATTATTATGCGACATAAGCATGGCTGTATACTCTTCATAGTCTGATATTGACATAGCACTTTTTAACATGGTCGTGTTGCTTACAATATCAATGCTATTTATGTCTATTGTATCAGCATTTTCGGGCAAATTCAAATATTTCCTCTGGTACTCCTCAAACTCTTTTGTCTTGTCAAGATCAAAGTATGCTGCCCTGTCCTTTAGAGTCTGAAGCTCATCATCATCCAGCGCCCACCTTGCTCTCTGCAATAAGCAGCAACGGCAGTTGCAGTCCTCTGCTGGATCTCCAAACATTCCAGGAGCCTCAACCTTACGACCACCAACCTCAAAAGGCTCATCCACTTCCCTGATCTGTCCATCAAGCATCTGATGATGTTCTCTCGTGGCTCCGTCAAGGGTGGCATCCCACTGCTTCACTATGTCCGCTCCTTTGCTCTTTGCTACGTGCTGAGCGTCCAGTGCTGACTGTACCTGTATACGATGCCCTTCAGTCCTTGCAATGCGGATAGAATTGTTATAAGTCCTCTGGAACGGAGTATTTGCCATGTGCCGTGAGAGCTTACCAGCCACCTCATTCCACGTTGATCCATTTGCAATGCCTCTTGATACCTCTGCTCTGACCGCTTTCTTGAGGTATGTCACATCCTCGCCCATCTTGTCATATAGCGACTTACTGAGCTTGCTGTCCGTTTGAATAGCTCTCACAACTGCCGCCTGATCTATCGGCATGATGATTGGAATACCTGTCTTTTGCAGGTCATACATGACACCTGTGTATCCGTCTCTATAGCACTTCGTCAGGTAGTCAGACACAGTTGCATATGAGTTAGACTGCAGGTTGCTCAGAACACCCTCAAGCTGTGCTTTCAAAGCCTCCTGATACTGTTTCTGATAGATGATGCTCTGCAGATTCTCCATATCGGTTCGTTCTGAGAGCTCTCTTATCTTCTGTTCACAGTCCCTCAAGGCTCTCTGATATACTTGCTTGAGTTCCTTGATAGTCTGCTTTTCTCTATTTAGTTGTGCCTGTATTATCTGTTTCTGTGCTTTGTTCATTATTCCTTAAAACAAGTCTATTCCAAACGCCTGAATGCCGCCGTTGGCCTTGACAACGAGTGGCTCAGGCAGAACCTCACGAGCTATTAAGACTTTCATATTTTTTGTATAAAAAACGAGTCCAACTTCTTTCACTTCTATGTCCTCAGATGTGTTATTTGCGTATGATCTCGTAACTCTGAACACCCTGTTGCCATCTCTATCAGCGCACCCCACTGACCCACCGCTGTCCGTGAGATCTGTAATATCATGTGTCCATGCATAATCCTGTTTGGTTACAGGGGTATCATCACTGCCAATCACGAGACAAAAATCGCCACCTGAATTAGCATTCTTCAAGCTTGTCTTCATTCTCATTAAATATGAACCATTGCCTGACGATGGGGATACCACATTAGCGGTACCTACTATATCGTATATTGTTTCTTCCGATCTTGAATAATCACCGTAATAGAGTGCAATATTAATTGCTTTTGAGTAGTTATCTAAAATCATGTCGCACACCTCCTAACCAATTCTCAGACCGAAAGTCTGGGCTCCGCCGTTGGCCTTGACAACGAGTGGCTCATTGAATACTTCACGAGCAAGGAGAACTTTATCCGCATTGGTATTTATACTTGCTACCCAACCTATTTCTTTCACTTCAATATCCGCATCCGTTGTATTAACGCAAGCAGTCGATATACATATCGTGTTGTCTGCAAGTAATACAAAGCTACTTGAGGTTATTGAGAAAAGTGAAGTGATATCATGATCCCATGCGTAATTATCCCGAGATACAGGGGAGTCATCACTACCTAATAACAGCGCATGTTTTGTACTTTCTCCAATTTCATTCATATATTTAACTACTGTTTTTAGTCCATATGCATTCCCTTTAGGGGTCGCCCCCGTGAGGGTTTTGTATTCTTCAATCTGTGATGTAAATCGGCTATAGATCTGTATTAGTCCGTTGTTAGTTAGCATGCCATCGCCCCCTTTCTCTGCTGTAAAGTGCACAGCTGAGACAAGCGGCGCATCATCTCCGTTATCCAATATCGATACCGAACATGTGTACCCCCCCCGAGATTTTATCACTATTTCCGAATCAAACACCTCTCTTGCAACAACATATTTACATGTATTTTGTCCGGTTCCGCCTTTGAATATTAGAGCTATCTGATGAACTGGTATGTCTGTGTCTGTATCGTTGCAGTATGACTGTGTGATTCTCAACACACCATGACCAACTCTGTCTTCTCGGCTAAACTTGTGTCCTGCGTCAGTCAAGTTGCTGATATCATGCTCCCATTTGTATTCGTCATCATCCGCAGAAGATGATGCAGCAAGTACAAAGTCTCCA